CGGGAGAGGCCCAGATTACCTCTGGTCGGCCTCCACAGTGGGTTTCAATGTCCTCAACCGTGAGCTCGAAAATGTCGGCGGCTAGAGTGGGGTTGAGGGACTCATCTATGTCTATATTGAACACTTGGTAGCCGAAATCCTCAGCCGTCTTCGACATTGTCTTGGTCCCTGAGAACAGCTCAAGAAAAATGGGCTTCGTCATGTGACCGCCTCCGCAACGCGGGAGCAGGTGCGACAGTCCGCTATGGGGATTTCACCGAGCCGCATAAGGTGGTGTTGGCCGCCGGGGGATGCCACCCAAGCGAGAGCTCCGCATTCCGGGCATATTGCGAAGCTCTCAACGCCGTCTAGGGGGACTGTGGCCGTCATCCCCGCAGCTCCTGAATAAACTCGCTCAGAACGCGCCCATAGCGTTCTTGATGGGCCACGCTTTGACGGGGGCCAAGAACCCCTCGCCGCAGCTCAGAGGATAGGTCCGAGCTCCGGTACTCGTCTAGGTAGTGAGCGAGCTTCGACTTCATTCGACGCTTCATCTCTCGGCTATCCATCACTCCTCCTCCTCGGTGGGTCGGACCTCATAGAACCCGACAATGTGCATCTTCTTTGAGTTAGCCCAATCGTGAATGATGCCGTCGCGGATAGCTGCCATGTGAGTCCTAGTCTGGATAACGAAGTTGCCCTTGTTGAAGTGGCCTTCTCGCATCATCCATGAGGCCGAGCTGATGGTCTTCGCTCCGAGCTCTCGGGCGTCCCATGTCCGGTCAATTATCTCATAGCCCAGATGGGCGAGAGCCGCCCAGAGGTCGTGCGGGTAAAGGCCGCCCTTCTTGGGGTTGTGGTCGGCCCCTGTGATGGCGAGGACACCCAGACTGTCGAGGTAGCTCATCTTCGACAGAACAGCTAGGGCAATCGGGCCGCATGGGCCGGGGTGGTTGTGTATCTTGGCTTCAGCATAGAGGAGGTCGCTCTCTCCGGTCATTGAGGGGGCCTCACGGTGCTTTACCTATAATACTTACATAACCAAGTGTTAGTTATAGCGTTATTATAGGTTATACTACTACTACTACCTACTACTACTACCTACTACTACTACTACTACCCCAAAACGAAGCTTTTAGGGCCGTTTGGGTCCGGTGGGAGGTATGGATTGGACCCTAGCTCTCCTCGGAGTGACTTTCATAGCTGTATTGGCCGTTCTGCGGGGGTTGGTCGAGATTCGCGCAGCTATGGAGGCGTCCGTTGTCGAATTGGACGCTCGCTTAGCTGCAACGATAGCGAAACTCATCGAGGAGTTTGGCGGAGGCTTTGAACCCCCGAATCCTATCCAACAGGCTCTCGCAGAAATGCTCAAAAATCGGATGCAGAACACGCCTCGGGACGACGCCGGTCAATTCACGGCTCCTGTCGAAATCGAAAGTAAAAGTTGATTAGCGAGCTAATTTCAGGCTTTTACTCGATGCCTCGTAAGAAGAAGCAAACACGCCGACGTAAAACTTGGTCAATCCTCAACGGCCTCGAAGCTCTGACGTATGCTCAAATCGTCAGCGTCGGAACCACAGGAGGGGGCGTTTGGGATTTCTTCACCGGGGCGGGCGACATCGGACAGGTGACGACGATTACTTCAGGTCGTCTGTTCGAGAACGAGAGCTCAATGACTCTGGTCGGAGCTGACGTCGTGAGCCTTCAGGATTTGATGAAGAACCCCACGCTCTCACTAGACCAGCTCGCAAACAATTTTCAGGCGAACATAATTCCAATGGCAATAGCTGGTTTCACCACGTCAATCGCGTTCCGTGTGGGACGCCGCCTTTTGAGAAAGCCGTTCAGTATGATTACACGCGACATCATCAAGCCGGTCTTCGGAGCCGGAGTGAGGATGTGAAGTCATGGCTGACGTGGATGCATTCGGACAGCTGATTATGCGGGGCGGTGCAGTTTGCCCCCTCGCTCGAACAGATATTCAAGAGGGAGCTGAGGAGGAGATTCAAACCGATGCCAACTATGTCGGTTCAGCTCAGACAGCCGGTACTTTCGTGACCCAGACTCTAACTTCTCACACGGTTCACGCGGCGGGTATCACCGCCGAGAACGACATGAGCTATTGCGCGGTGATGAGTGCTGGAAAAATAAAGGCCGCCCTGCCCGTTTCAGGGCTCAATGGGGGTGCAGGTATGCCCGCCCCCCTACCCTACCCCAAACAGCTCGTATCGGGTGACCAAGTCAAGGCTCTCGCATCGGCAGCTGCCACACGAACCGTTTCTCTTTGCGTGGCAACGAGCTCAGGCGAATACCACATCTTCACCGTGACTCCGTCTGGAGCTGATACAAGCGGCCATGAGCTAGTATCAATCCTCACGGGGCTCGGAGTTGGACCGACTCTGCAGAATCGCACCATCACCCACGCCTTCTGTATGGGTGGCAACAACGCGGGCAATTTCTCAAGTCCTGTCTATTTCGTCAATGGTTCGGGAACCCCGATAGCGAGCGTCACTCCGAATGACCCGGCGGTGGATTCCGGCAAATATGAGCCGTGTCTGTGTCGCGTAGCTCTCAACACCCGCGCCCTGATAAGCACAGATGCGTAGGGTGAAGGGAATGGCTAAGGCGAGCAAATCAGCGAAGGCGCGACTCAAGAGGGCGACTGTCGGAGAGAAGGCGTCCATCAAGAAAGCAGCTCGCAAACTCGCCGATTACGAATGCATCACGAACAAGCGTTATGACGCCATCGTGAGAGCTTTGAATCAGGCGGGTGGCAGATAGTGTTCAAGCTGGGTCAATGGCTCATCGGAAAGGGGGGCATCCCTGTCGGCGGCTCCGATAACAACAAGTTGTGGGAGGTTTTCACAGCTCAGGACAAGCCGGTTTTGCTGATGTGTGGTCACTATTGGTCCGGGGACGCTAGCGAATACTACACATTGAATCTCATCCCGCCGGGGTTCGCTCTCAACGGGACTCTAGGCATGACGGATATACCGGGCGCGATTGAGTTTTTCACCGGGAACATCGAGGGGTCCGTTGGGACGATTGCTAGCCCTGAATCGCTGTTCGGCCACTACACACGGACACCCGTCGGTGCGTGGTTCATCGTGCCTCCTAACTACTCAATCGCAGTGCAACCCGTGACGGCCGCATCCACCGCAGACTTCGGCGTCAGAATAGGCGGCTTTGAGCTGGAGTGACGCCTATGCCTAAGGCCAAACCCGACCAAGTGATAGTCCATCGCATCGAGTTTCAGGAGTCCGAGCGTGAGCTCCTCAGGGACATGGCCTTTGCATACACCTTCAACCGTACTACGGACCCCCTCGTTAGGCTCATAAACGACAACACAACGATGCTTCTGATTCTCTCAGCTGCCGCCGCGTATCTAGGCTTCACCTACATACCGCCTGTGCTAGAGGAGGGACTCAATGTGGTTCAGGACTTCTATGACCAATACCAAGCTGCCCTCGAAGCAGGGAGCATACTGAGGGAGCGTGTGGACGTCGTGGGGGGTGCAGTTAGGCGGGGGCCTCTGTGGGGCCTCATAGACATGATAGAGGCATACACGGGAACGAATCTCCCCGATGCAGGGACGGGTTATGAGCCCGGAGCGTCCAACGGTGGCGGTGGCGGGTTCTAACGAAGTAAAACCTTCATTCTAGCCCAAAAACCGCGTTTTACTTTCTCAGGCTTTGCCTTCGGAGGGCGACCCCTCCAAGCTAGGTCTTTGACGGTCCAATTGTCGCCTCCGAGCTTGGCGTTATACTCAGCAGCTCGAGCCGCAATCCACTCATGATTCTGAAACTCTCGGGAGAGCCTGCGCTTCTTCTCGTCATCGTATGCCTCGCCGGGGCGGCCAAGATGGGTTCCGGCGTATTCGGTCCAATCGTGCTTCACGGGTGGGCCGTCCGGCCAACACTTGAGGCAGAGGCGCGACTCTCTTGGAAAGCACTTGAGCAGACGGTCCTCATGCAGCTCAAAGTGGCAGGGTATCTCCTGTTCATATCGCGCCCATTCTCTCAGGCAGTTGCGAACGAAGCGTGAGAAGTTGCCCCCTTCGCGCATGAGATTCTGCTTGATTTCCCATGTGTCGCCAAGCGATACGGTGGTGATGTTCTGGTGCGTCTTTCGGTTCATGGCAGCTGCCCCCGGAGCTGGTGACTAACACCCTTCAGCGTGATGTGGCACTGTTCGGATTGCTTGAGGATGACCTCCTCGGTGGTTTCGAGTCGCCACGCGATGCCGCAATACCGGCATACGAAGCGAGGCATCAGAAGTCCTCCAAGCTCGGCAGCTGAGGATTACCCAGAGCGCGGGCGAGAGAGAGAGCTCGGAAAATCTCCTGAGAAAGTAAAACCGGGATTTCAGAGCGCAAACGGGCATTTGCTTGAGTTTTGCAGTTGATGTGAGAGCTATGCGAACAGGTCGTGCGAGCTCGCCATTGGGGCGGGTGATTGCCCCAGATGCGCGTTTTCTTCTGGTGGGGCCAATCATACGCACAGTAAAAGACGTCCACGAAGGGCAAATGTGCAATCACGGACTGATTCTTGAGAGCTCCATGAAAGGGGTTCTCGATGAAGGCATAGACGGGCTCGAGGCCATCAATGAGGGCGAGGGTATGCCGGACGAGCTCAACGGCCCTCTGGGCGTCTTCAGAGAGCTCAATCTTGGCTGTCGCAGCTGCGCGGCTAAACTCGTTCCGGGCTCCTCGGGCGAATGAAAATTGGGTGCAATCGGGAGAGGCCCAGATTACCTCTGGTCGGCCTCCACAGTGGGTTTCAATGTCCTCAACCGTGAGCTCGAAAATGTCGGCGGCTAGAGTGGGGTTGAGGGACTCATCTATGTCTATATTGAACACTTGGTAGCCGAAATCCTCAG